TCATCTTTGGTTTTTCATCAAATAATGAAAGAAAAACAGCCAGAAAAAAAACAGGGTGCGCAATATGACATAAATCAAGACAACGGTGGCCAAAACAATAAAAAATGACAAAATCCCGGAATAGTATTAATCAGGTGACAAAAACACAGGACCGGGTGCAAAAGATGACAAAGGATGACAAAAAACAGAATAAAGGTGCACCGGGTGACCAAAGATGACGAAAATCAGAATAAAGGTGACAAGGATGACAAAAAAACCAGCCGAGGTGCAAAAGGTGACAAACAATGACAAAAACCAAGAACCGGGTGCAAAGGATGACAAAAAATGATAAAAACCAGAAACAGGGTGCAAAATATGACAGCAGATTAACACAGGATGCAAAAGGTTTAAAGAAATGCTAAAAACATAACATAATATGACATAAATAAAGAAGGTGATACAAATAAAAGACAAAGGTTTCAGCACAAAAAAAATATTTAAAAGAAAAAAGAAAAAATAAAGAAATTGCCCGGAGTGTGCAGCGCCAAAGCCCCTCCGGTTTCATACTTATAAAAACGCTATTTTTGTAAATAAAAAAAGGAGGCAAAATGACAACCGATGGACGCGGCAAACACCCAAACTCACAGTCAAACCTGCGGCCGGTAAAAAAAGGCGAGGTCCGAAATCCCAAAGGTCGCGGAAATACGAAAAGCATTAGCGCTGTATTAAAAGAAGCCTTAAATCAAAATGGAGAACTAAAAGTCGCCGGATATAGACTCGGCGAAAACGGCGAAAAAACAACAGAATGGGTTGAAGTGGTTGTTGAAATACCAAAAAAAGAAGCAATCGCAATCAAGCTTATAAACAAGGCGTTCAAAATGGATGACATGAAGGCACTGCAGATCCTAATGGACCGGACCGAAGGAAAAGCAGTCCAGCCCATAATTTTAGGCAGCAGCATCACTGATGACCCTGAAATGTTTAATAAAGTAATGGACCACGTAAAAAAATCAGTCAGCACCTCGGTGCCAGAGGTCGATGTTCAGCCCGGAAAAGAAAAAAATGGCCTTAGAATAGAAACAGAAGACTAAAGGAAATGCCGGAAAACGACTTAATACAACAAAACAAAAAAGAGATCCTCGAGCGGTTCCTGACCTTGAGTTTTGACTTTTACCGGTTTTTTGTTTGGTGCTGGCATTTAATAAGCGAGGCCGAGTTTATCCCCAATTGGCATATCAAAGCGATTGCCGATGAATTACAATACATCAGCTATTTTATAATAAATAAACTTGTACCACCATACAAAGAAATAATTATTAACGTCCCACCGGGATCAACAAAAAGCACATTAATCGTTCAGGCGTGGTCGATATGGCTAAAAATACAGGCCCCATGGATTGGAATTATTACGGTTTCAAACTCCCGGCCCCTTGCAGTAAAAAACAGCAACAAAGCAAAAGGAATCCTTACGCATGAAGAATTTATATTTTTTCAGCAGATAATCGAGAAAATGCACGGCGCGCCGATAATACTGCAGAAGAACAAAGAGGATTACTGGACTAACAACCATGGCGGTTTTTTTATAGCAACCTCAACACAAAAGTCGATTATTGGAGAACACGCTCACCTTCATATAATAGATGACGGTGACGACAATATCCAAATCAACTCAGAAGCATATCGAGAAAAAAACCACCATTACCTCGATCAAGTATTATCGCAGCGAAAATCAAGCAAAGACAAATGCGTTACAGTAACCCTTCAGCAGCGACTCCATGGAGAGGACTGCACCGGCCACAAATTAGCGACACTAAAACAAGATGACATTTATCACATTTGTCTCCCGGCCATTGACGAATTCCCAATCAAGCCGGAGAAATACAAAAAATATTATAAAGACGGGATGCTTGATCCGGTAAGATTAAGCCGCGATGTTTTGAATGATCAGCGTTACGTTTTAGGATCGGTCGGTTTTGCCGGCCAATACGGACAACAACCTGTGGATCCGGCCGGTAACATAATAAAAAAAGAATGGATAAAATACATCGATGAAACGATGATCCCGAGCGGCGGCACACGCGCAATTTTTATTGATAGCGCTTACACAAAAAAAACCGAGAACGATCCAACCGGACTGTTTGACTTGTACTTTTTTAAAAATAATATATACCTGCTAAATTTCATAAACAAAAAACAGGAACTCCCAGAGCTTGTCGCGTTCGTGATTTCATACGCTAAAATAAATGGAGTCAGGGCATCCGATAAGATAAAGATCGAACCCAAAGCAAGTGGTTACAGTTTGGAGCAATACCTGAAAAAAGAAAGCAACCTCAGCGTTTCAGTCATAAAGGACGGGTTAATAAAAATGAGTAAAGGCGAACGATTAACGACGGTGGGCCCTGTGGTCGAGAGCGGCCGGTTTTACATATCAAATCAATGCAGTAACACCGACGAAGCGGTCTCCCAAATTACACAATTTCCGAAATGGCCACATGACGAGGCGGTCGACCTCCTAAGTTACGGGATCAATCACTTCATCCTTAAGCTCGGTCTTGTTGAGGACATTAGCGAGGACCTCGACCCGGCCGATTTCGTTATGTAATAAAATAATTACTATATTTGAAAAACAAAAAAACAAACGGCGATGACAGAATTTCAAACACTTATAAATACGATCAAATCAGCACACCCTTACAACACGACAGTCAGCAAAGACGTCGAGTTTTATGACGAGGGTCAACATGAGATATTAAGACGGCCGGACAAAATAATTACGACTTACGAACGCGTGATTGAAGACGGAGTCGAGAAGTCAAGAAAATCAGGAACAAAGCCAATCGAGACAGCAAAAATCCCGTTTGGTTTTGAAGTCAAAATTGTGGAAACAGCGGTCGCGTGTTTGTTTGGAGATGAAGATGACCCAAGACCCATCACAACAAAAGTGCTTGAGGCATGGAGTAAGGCACGGATGGATTACCACAACAAAGAGCTCGCAAGGAGAATAAAGATCGAAGGCCGAGCCGGCGAACTTTTAATCGTAGATCCAAGCGATCCCGATAAAATAAGAATCCAACTTTTGTGCAAGAAAACCGGTTTTGATATTTACCCATGGTTTGATGGCATCGGTGATTTGAAATACATCCTAATCGAATATCAGGATTTGGATGAGGATGGAAGCAAGCGCAAAATTCAAAAGCTATACAGCAAAAGCAAAATCACAACAATAATTGATGGAATCGAATCTGAGGATGGCACTGCAATAAACAAGCTCGGCAAAATCCCGATCGTATATTATGATCAGGGCAAATGCGAGTGGGAGCGCGTGAAAACTAATATAAACAAATACGAGATGAGAGCCAGCCGTCACAGCGATACAACAGATTACCTTGGAGCTCCAGCGATAAAGACAAAAGGGACCATTGGCCGGATGCCAGACAAAGAAACCGACGTCCGACTTTATCAAGTCAAGCCAGACATCACCGGAGATCGCGCAAGTTACGGTGACGTCGATTATATGACCTTCCCAGATTTGCCAGAAAGCGTGAAAATCGACATGGATCGAAATTATGACGCCATTTTCAAAATGACATTTACACCTGATATTTCATTCGACAACGTAAAAGGAATCGGGAACATCAGCGGAAAAGCCCTCCGGTTTTTATTTTTGGATGCCATAATAAAAGCGAAAAACGCTGAGGAAATATATGGCCCGGGAATAAGCCGAAGATTGAACCTCATCGCCAACCTTTTAGGATATAAAAAAGCGCCAAACTTTAAGGTCACATTCAGAAGCATCCTGCCGGAATTCATGGATGAAGTAATCGAGAACCTCAGCGTCGCGATTGGCGGAAAGCAGATGCTCTCAACAGAGTCTGCGGTGCGCATGAATCCATTCGTAAAGAACCCAGAAGACGAGGTCGAGAAAATCAAACAAGAAGTCGCAACAGATAATGCTGGCGCCATGTAACACACATAAAAACCAAACCAACAAAACCCAATGAAAGAAAAAGCAATTGCCACAGTCGAAAGATTCATCAAGGCATTAAACAATAAAAATTACAAGAAAGCCAGAAAGCAGATCACTATTACAAACCAAAAACAAATGACCCTCGGCGCATTCAGGGAAAGAGTAAAGGACGCCAAGCTGCAGGATCAAATCGAGATTATATCAGCAGCACAAATTAACAACGTGATTGTGGACGTGAAAACAAGCGCCGGGATCGTTCGCTGCGTTTCAGAAAGCGGATATCATAAGGCGGCCGAGAACGGACACCTCGGTTTGAACTTTCAGAGCGCCACCAAATTATTCAAAAAGAAAGAAAACGATTGAAGCCTTACAGACTAAAATATTACGCATTCCGGGATGTACCAGAAGAAATGCAGTCGCTGAACATTGTGGAGCCAGAAAAAGAAATCTGGACCGCTGAGTTTTACAATATAACAGGCATCGATGCAATCGGAGTGAGCCCCGACGGGAGTGAAATCGAACTTTTAATGAACGGGAAATGGCATTCATTTATATATAATAAAGAGGCCTCGCGATTGATCGCGGACCGAAGAAAAATCAGCAAAGTCAGAATGTATGCGAATTGATGAAAAATATGCGCGTATTTTAGAATCCGAGATGAGGGTTATGTCGCAACTTTTAAACGAAAGATTGGCAGACCTCAACAGACGAGTCAGCCGACACATTAACAGCACAAAGATCCGCACCCGGAGTGCGTCGAACCGGTCTGTTTTTTGGAGCCAGAACTCAGGACTAAAAAAACAAATTCAAAAGGAATACAACAAACTGGCATCACAGGTGATCCAAGATACCATGAACGGAGCCGGGATGGCCAGTTTTTTAAATGACCAAAAAGGAGCTGAGGTCCTCGCCAACTATTTTAAGGGATCAGGAATCGATGCAGCAACAGCGAAAAAGTACAGCGAAAAAGCGGTCTTTGCATTTGGAGCATACGCAAGTCGAATCAGCGAAATAAGCCCGCGCGTTTTGGAATACGTACAATTAAACCAGAGCATCGTCGAAACATATGTCCGCGCCGGAATATATGAAGGCAAATCAGCCGCAAGCATAGCGCGAGAAATGAAGAAACTGCATGCAAACCCGGCGGAAGTATTCACAGTAAACGAAAAGGCAAATTACTGGAGACAGGTTAAATTTCCCAACAAAGGACGCGGAGTTTATAAGAGCATACAAAAAAACCTCGAGAGGATCACCCGGACCGAAATGAATCGAGCTTACCATTATCAGGATTACCTGAGACGAAACGCGCAACCATTTGTCACAGGAATAAAAATCGAGCTTTCAGGCAGCCATCCAATATATGACATTTGTGACGAAATGGTCGGCGTGTACCCTAAAACTTTTGTTTTTTTAGGCTGGCATCCGCACTGTTTATGCCGGACCGTTTCAGACATGCTGCCAGAGGACAAAATGAAATCATACCTTAGCGACGGGAAAATCAGCGTAAATGATTACACCACAAGGATCCCTGCGAACGCCTCAAAATACGTAAAAAAGAATTTTAAAAAGTACAAGAAAATGGACTGGGCCACAAACAACTTCACTCAGTCCGGGAATGTAAGGAAATCCATCGCAAACACAGCCAGACAAAAAGCTCCGGGATCCAGAGTGACAACAACAGGCAATTACAACAGCGCTGCATCACGCGCAAAAAAAGCGCTCAACAAATCACAACAGAAGACACTGCAGGGTTTCAGCTCGGGACAATATACGATTGTAAACGGATATGCCCGAGGACTGAAAAAATACGCAGGTAAAAGCGAAAGCATAATGCCACAGATTGCGGAGCTGGATGACATAATCGCACAAGCGCCAAAATATAACGGGAAAGCTTATCACGCGGTCCAAAACCCGGGGCCGAATTTTCAGTCGATAATTTCAGGAAGTAAAAAAGGGGACCTTATGGTCGATCCGGGTTTTATGTTTGCAGGAAATAACGCCGGGACCATTGGCCGATTTACAAACAACGGATCCGTCGTTTTTGAGATCGAGAATTTTACCGGCGTCGCAATAAAGGACATCACCGGAAAAAATGAGATAATAAGCGCAAGAAATACGGTCTTTGAGATCGTAAAAATTGAGCAAAGGACAATAAATAAAAAAAACGTTACCTTTATCACAGCAAAAATAATTTAAAATGAAGGATCCAACAGGCGAGGGTTATATCACAAGTCAATGCAATTCATG